GTTGGAGGGGGACAATGGGAAAACATGGGGTAATGGGCTGGCCATTTCCCCCCGTTAGCAGATTTTTTCCCCATTGTCCCGTTTTCCGTGGCCAGAAAAACGGGGGAAATAAGGGTACTGGATGCTAATGGATGCTAATGGGGGAAATAGGGGTAATGGGCTACTTCTGCGGTGGGGCGGTACATGGGTGGGGGTTGGCCGATTTAAACGGCGTGGCGGCCCCGTGGGGGCGGTAGAATCGCCATACTCACCACAAACAACCGCCCCCCAAACGCCGGCCATAAAAAAGCCCCCAACCACCTGAACGGCAATGGGGGGCGTTGGTGGATGCTACTCAGTGAAAGGGTTGAAGGAATCCTCCACATCTGTGCCGCTTGCGGCCTCTGCCTTAGCTGCCGCCCGCTCTGCCTTCAACGTAAGGATGACGGCGGCCACCTGTGGCATTTTAGCCATCTCTTTGACCTCATCATCTGACCGCGCTTCGAGAGCATCTCGCACCTCATTGGCCGTTTTCTTGTATAGGCGCATCAATGCTTCACTCAACAATGTTGTGTTAGTACCACCGGAGGCCTCTTTTGCCCGTGTCCAATCACCAGCCTGTAGCATCGTGGCTGTGGCCGCCAGGGCATCCCAGGCCTCCGCGCCGCTTTTACCCGCTACCGAGTCCATGTGCTTTTGCTTAAGGCCATGCAACATGGCTTGGTGTTTCACCTCCGCTGACAGCTTACTGGTATCCACCTCAAGGTTGAAGCCGTTAGCCAGCGTTATGTCGATGATGATGCCATCTGCCTGCGGGCTACGACTCGCCTCGCCTTTTGCATTTCTAAATAAGACGGTGTTCTTTTCTGATTTACTCATGATAAAATTCTCCATTAGAATCTTGCTAACCAGTCGGAGACAATTCCCCAACCGATGAATATATTATCCTCCCTAGTGTTAAAATTGTCAAGAAATAAAAAACTGACCCCCCACCCTAGCATCACCCCGACCCCCACCTCGCACACACATAGTTAAGGCTGCTTTTCAGTGCGGCGCAATTTTTCGAGTTTACTACGGGTTTATCATTCCGTTCAACCCGCCCAAAACAGTCTGTCCCCTCCCCAGCCTGTCTCACCCCCCAATACCGCCCGCGGTTGACAGCCTCCAACAGAAGCACTAGTATGTATACATACTAACCGGAATAGGGACTCTACCCACTGATGAATAATAACCCACCTTACCCCCCAGCTCCCCAGGCTGGCCTTGACGACCCGTTTGAAAACGAAATGGCCAGCCTGTTAAACGCCACAGCTTCAGGGGAAGATGCGCAAGCGCCTGCGGTCGGGGGGCTGCCGATTCAGACCATCACGCCCCGACATAATGCCATCATGGACTTTATCCTCGCAAATCCAACCATACAAATGCAGCACGTAGCCGCCCACTTTAAGGTCTCGGGCAGCTGGCTCTCAATCATCATCCATTCAGACTGCTTCCAGGCCCAGCTAAGGGAGAAGCAAGAAGAGATGTTTAATGTGATGCTCGTGCCGCTTGCGGAAAAGCTTACAGGTGTTGCGCACATTGCAGTCGATAAACTCGGAAAGCAGATTGAGGACTCGATGGATCCCTCATTCATCCTAGATGCCTCTGATAAGGTTCTTGGCCGACTCGGCTTTGGGGGCAAATCGGCGGGGGCAGTTAATGTTAACGTAAATGCCTCTAATACCGTTCACACAGTTACGACGAATGTACTTGAGGCTGCGCGGGAGCGGATGCTTGCGAAACAAAAACCAGTCATTGAGCATACCAAGGATACTGAAGATACCGAAGATGGTCACGTACCTGGGGAGGAGCCTGCCCCTGTACCTGCCCCTGCCGTGAGTCATGACGACCTCTGGGGGAATTGAATGAGTGCCCTTTGGCATACTCGAGAGGTTTCGGAAGTAATCTGGTCACAAGCGACTCTTAACGTGCCAACCTTTGCGCGGAAGAAGAAACCTCTTCGGGGCAGGCGCGGGCAAGGCATCCGATATGAGGTCAGGGCGCAACGTTACCTTCAGGAGCTCTATGGCCTTTCTTACTATGCGTCCCCCTGGTTCAAGTACCGAGAGCACGAAACAGAAATGCTCCGCTGGTGCCAGCCCGATGGATTGCTTATTGATGTCGAGAAGGGAATCCTCTGGATAGTTGAGATAAAATACCAGCATACGTATGAGGCTTACAGGCAACTGATTAAGTGCTACCTGCAGGTTATCGAAAAAAGCTTCCCACCCGAACTGTGGGAGTTTCGCTTTGTCGAAGTGGTCAAATGGTACGACCCTCAAGTAAAGTTGCCAGTTGAGGTCAAATTGTGTAAACTACCACATTATGCAGCTGAAGGAGACTTCGGCGTTCATATCTGGCGGCCCTAACAAACAGTCTGCACAGTCTGCACAGTCTGTCTCGAAAGAAACTAAGGGAGGGTACTTTAATATGTCTCTGATTGAAGATGTTAAAATTGAAGAGGGTTTTCGGGGTATGCCTTACCAAGACCACTTAGGTTTTGATACGATTGCCTTTGGCACTAAGCTTCCCCTGACACGTGAGGAGGGAGAGTTGCTACTGGTTCATCGGATGAATATAGTAAAAGGCGAGGTTGTTAGCAATCTCCATTACTTAACGGCAAAGCCGGAAGTGTGGGAAATCCTATACGCTATGGCTTATCAGATGGGCGTACAGGGGCTTTTAAAGTTTAAGCGTATGCTTGTGGCTTTACGTTCCCATGATTACGTTGAAGCCGCAAATCAAATGCTCGATTCCCTATGGGCAAGACAAACTCCAGAACGGGCCAATCGGATGGCAGATAAAATGAGGGCAATATAATGGATCCCATAACACTTCTAACCGCTTTCGTACCGATGATTACAGATGGTGCGCGCGGTCTAATTAATAAATTCACAGGTGGCGATGGTGCTAAGCCTGCAAACGCAGAAGAAGCAATCAAGCTCATAGATGCTGATATCCGAAAGCTTGAAGCTATCGCTAAGCTGGACGGGGGTAATGAGAATACAAGCCAGTGGGTTAGTAATGTTAGAGCCTTACAACGGCCCTGCGCGGCCCTCCTGATAGTCTTAACGTGGATAGGCGTGACGTTCTCCTCGGTGGTCAATGCCGAAGTTGCCATGATTGTAAGCAACCTAGCGGCAAGCGTTGTGTTCTACCTGTTTGGTGACAGAACCTATATGCACTTCAAGAAGGATAAGTAATGCCGATTAACGAGGAGTTGCACCAGTTGCGTACGGATGTTGAGCTTACCAAGCAGTGCCTATCTTCGATGCAGAAGGACGTTTCCCGCATCAACAAGACCCTAGACTGGCACATACTGGAAAAACGCAAAACCGACGAGACCTTTATAACTACCCTCACTCGGATTGAGTTAAAGCTTGCACGGTGGCAGGGGGTAGTACTCGGGGGCTACATGATACTGCTCGTCGTCTGGGGGGTTATCAAGGTGCTTACAGAATGAGTGATGGGTCAGAAATTGACTTGCTCGAGGCAGTGGCGCTTGGGGCTGAGGATGGGGAGTTCTACTCTCATTTCTTCTTTCCTAAGGCGTTTCGTCAGCAGTCGCCCCCATTCCATGCGGCCATTTGGAGTTCACTGGACAATCCAGATTCACGGTTTGTTAATGTAGAAGTACTAAGGGGTGGGGCTAAGACTACCTTGCTGCGCTCCTTCACAAGCCGAAGGATTGCGTATGGACTTAGCAGAACTATTCTGTTTGTGGGTAAGGGGAAAGACCATGCAGTCAGGTCGATTGAATGGCTTATGCGTGCTGTTGAGTATAATAGCCTGTGGGCTCAGACCTTTCAACTCAGGCCAGGTAAAAAGTGGACTGGAGAAGAGATTGAAATTATCCAAGGGGTTGACAATATCACTATCCGAGTTATTGCTCTGGGTATTACTGGTCAGATTCGTGGTATTAATGTTGATGATTTTCGTCCCGACCTTATTGTGGTTGATGACCCACTAGATGAGGAGAATACGAATACGTCCGAGCAGAGAGAGAAAATCAATAATCTGTTCTTTGGGGCGCTCCAGAATTCATTATCCCCTGCAAGCGAAAGTCCGATGGCGATGATGGCGCTGTTGAATACACCGCTAAACGGGGATGACCTCGGACAAGTATGTGCGAAAGATCCTCAGTGGGATTCGCATAATTACAGTTGCTTTGATGCCGAGGGGGAAAGTTCATGGCCTGCGCGGTTCCCGACAGCGGTGTTGCTTGAAGATAAGGCTTCCTTCATGGCAAGGAATATGGGCCACTTGTGGTTCCGTGAGATGGAATGTAAGATTACAGCTTCGGCGCTCGCGGCCTTTAAAACTGTCTGGCTTAACTATTGGGAAGTGCATCCCGAGCAAATGTACGTAATAGTTTCGGTTGACCCAACGCCTCCACCACGGGATGGGGCTAAGCCAAATGCCAGCTTAGATGATGCAGTCGTAATGGCTACAGGCTTCTACGGGGGGAATGTCTATTTGCTGGAATACTTTGCAGCGAAGAGTCCAAACCCACTTGAGTTTGTGTATAAAATTTTTGAGTTTGTTAAGAAGTGGCAGCCACGAAAGGTTGGGGTTGAAACTATCCTTTTCCAGCGGGTACTCTCTTTCATAATGAGACAGCAAATGCAGATACTCGGGACTTTTTTCTATATCGTTGAGGTTGAGGATAAGCGTAAGAAGGACACACGTATCAGGCAGGCGATTACAAATCGTGCTTCGAATGGTTCAGTCTACGTACATCGCTCCCATACGGAGTTTATAGAACAATATACAGCGTACCCTAATGTTAATCATGACGATTACTTGGACGCTTTTGCCATCGCTCTATGCCTGATGAATCCGGCAGCCGAAGGCATTACAATT